TACTAAGACAATCCATGAATATAGCGCGGTAAATATAAATCCAGCGACAACAGATGGATGGTGGGGGGTGTAAATTATGCCTTTATTTAAAATATTACCATTTAAAAACACAGCAGACACGGCTTCAATTGCGCAAGATAGGTATGGAATTTTGGAATACGAAATAGCAAAAAATGTAGCAGATTTCTTGCCTAACGCATATGCACCACTGACAACCCCAACATATGATACCAGTGGACAAATAGTGCATCTTAGAGTATCGTATACTGCCACACCTTGGAACGGTTATCGTTGGTGGATGGGCAATTCACCTTATCCAAATGGAAACAATCAGTACGAGAATCCCTGTTTATTGGCATCTACTGATGGCGTAACATGGGAGGTTCCAGCAGGTCTTACCAATCCGATTACGGACTTATCGGCTGCACAAATAGCTGAAAATGGATTTCATTCAGACCCACATATTGTTATGAATGGAAACACAATGGAATTTTGGTATAGATACTACAAACCGTCACCTGCAACTCTTTATATTCGACGTAAAACATCAACTGATGGTATTACATGGAGCGAAGAAGAAACCTTGTTTACTAACTCAACTTTTTATGCAGTAAGTCCTTCGGTAATTTACGAAAACGGAATATACTGTATGTGGTTTGTTGATTCTCAGGATGGATATAAAGTAAAATATGCCGAAAGTGCAGATGCGAAAGTTTGGAGCAGTGCAAGAACTCTTGACATTGAACTTGACCCATTGTATAGATTCTGGCATTTGAATGTTATTCATACTGACAGATATGAAATAGTTGTAAGTTGCACATTAATATCAAGCGGAAACGAAGAAATATTTTATACTTCTTCGGAAGACAATACCAAATACACAAAAGCAATCAAGATAATTCCGCTTAATACTGTAGCCGGTTCTTTTGATGCTGGAAAAGTATATATGGGGTGTCTAGTTAAGGTTGGCAGTATATATTATTGCTATTATTCGGCGGCATCTGTTGCAAATGTATGGAGGATAGGGCGCACACGGGGGTATTCACCGCTTTATATGAGAGGCAAATACAATGATGTTGACACATTTATAACTTCTGCATCGGATTTATTTGTTCCTACAGATGCAATAACTGTGTATCCATCAAGCAAGATTACTTATACAAAAATCACAACAGCATTTGGAGCATCTAATAGTTTTCCCGAATCAACTGGTGGTGTATTAATAACTGATTATAGTTCGCCTTACAGTGGGTTTATAAGACAATATTTTAGAATATACAATAGTACAAGAACATACGTAAGATACTACAATAGTTCTAATGCATGGACTACTTGGGAACCTGTTGAAAAAATTATTACAACAGCTTCTGATGCATTTACACCAACTGATGCGATAACTGCATTTGTTACAGGTGCAATAACATATACAAAGATTACAAACGCATTTGGATTAGCAAATTCATTTCCTGGTAGCACGGGCGGTATACTAATTACCGACAAGACGATACATGCAAATGGTATGCAAAGGCAGACATACAGAGTGTACAATTCAGACGATATTTACACAAGATATGTTGATAATACGGGGGCATGGACGGCATGGTTAAAAGTTATACAAGGAATTGAATGGACAGCTTGGACACCAGCACTTACATGGACAACGGCTGACCCTGCAAGTATTACTACTATTGCACGGTACAAAACACAAGGTAAAATATGTTTCTTTAACTTTATGTGTACAAGTGCTGACGGAAATGATGCTTCGCAGTTGTCTATAAGTCTTCCTGCGGCTGCAAAAGACAATAATAGTATGATTTCATTTTCTTCTCAACAATTAGTAGATGCAACATGGACTAATCCATTGGCTTATTTGGATGATGACAGTGGAGGTATTACATTCAGGAATTTTGCAGTAGCCACAGACACAAAAACAGTTACCATTATTATAACGGGACAATATGAAATAGCGTAACGTGCAATAGGAACAAAGTATGTATAAATGTGTATTAATACACATCAAGCAATACAAGTAATTAGCCGACATATTACCAGAGGTGGTAGGCAATGGCAGTAAGGCGGCAAAATATAACGCTCGACCCGGTAGTCTTTGAAGAATTCTGCAATTACGCCGGAAAGAAAGGTATCAAGATTTCAACTTGGATAAACATCAAAATGAAGGAGTTTATCGAGGAGGAAAAGTTACTGGAAGAAATGCGGAAGAAGCGCTCACAATAAGGGCGCTCTTCTCTTTATAATTATTTTGAAAGTGAGGCTAACTACTATGACAAGCAAAGAAAAACAGGTCATCGAAGAAATGATTGAAAAGTTGGACGGAGCTGCTGGAAGACTTATCGTAACCGCAATGAAAGTACCTGAAGTAAAAGATGCAATGGAAATGGTTAGCAAGGTCAGCTTTGATTTAGAAAATTTACTTTAATGCAACATAGTAAATACTATCAAATACATGTGTCAACAAATGGCTAGATTTAGCTACTTGTGAGGATTAATGTAAATATTTGGCAATAGGAAGAAAGTATGTATTAGTGTGTATTCGTGTGTATTATCGAAACGTGGTAGATAGCCGACATATTACCAGAGGTGGTAAGTCATGTCAGCAAAACGGCAAAACATGTCCCTTGACCCGGAAGTGTTCGAAGAATTTTGTAAATATGCTGGCCGGAAAGGAATTAAAATTTCTACCTGGGTGAATCTCAAAATGAAAGAGTTCATTGAGGAAGAAAAACTACTGGAACAACTTCGCGATACGAGAAACAAGCACCTTTGACCGGGTGCTTTTCTCATAAGATAATAATAGGAGTGGTTCAAAATGGCAAAAGACAGAGAGGGTATAACTTTAAACGGGAAAGCTGCATTTTACGCCAGTATTTGGGATGATTTACGCAATGCGGCTATGAATTGCGGATGGGCGTTGGGATTACACGGCAGCCTAGCAAATGATATGGACATCATGGCAATGCCATGGACAGAGGACGCTAAACCAGTTGATATCATGATAAAGGCATTGTCTGATTGCTTTACCGATAACCCTTGGAAAGACCATCATGTAATACCTCATTACAACAAGCCCAATAATAGGGTAGTTTACACAATGAGCATTTGGGCCGATTGGTATTTAGATATAAATGTCATACAGCCAAAAACAAGTGCGCATAAGTTGTAAAAAGTCAGCAAACGTAGTCATTAGTAGGTAAACAAGATTTTTGGATAATTGTGCGCATAAATGTATATTAACAAATATTCATGCGCATAAGTATTTACAAAAGTGACAAAAGACAGAATATGACATATAATCACTTATGGAGGTGGTTATATGGCAAGAAAACCAATTAATCTTACCTTGGAGCCTGGCGTGTATGACGAATTTTGTAAATATGCTGGCCCCAAGGGGATTAAGATATCGGCCTGGGTAAATGCCCAAATGAAGGAATTTGTCGAGACTGAGAAACAGGCACAAGCCGAAAAACTAGCTACCAAGAAGGGACGTCCATGAGGGCGTTCTTTTTAATTGAGGAAGAAATATTGTGAAGAAGTTGGGTTAATATGAAACATACAATTAAAAAGTTAAAGCGAAGGATAAAGCGTATAAAGTTCAAAATCATAATCAACCAAAGAATTCTCTTATGTAGATATGTAAACGGACACCATGATAGTTATATTAATTGTTGTAGATGTAAATATACTCAAAGGTGTTATGGGAAATATCTTAAAAAAGTTGAATGGATTATATAAAATATCTATTGCAAAATATTCAGAAATACAGTAAAATATTACTAGATATTATTGGATATTATGACATATAATGTAAAATGGGAACATAATACGCATTTATACGCATTTATAAGTGTTAACTAATTCCAGAAAATGCCGACATAGTCACTGGAGGTGATTGTGTGGCCGCCAGAAAAACAAACATAACATTAGATCCAGCAGTCTTTGAAGAATTCTGTAAATATGCTGGCCCTTTGGGGATTAAAATATCACCGTGGGTATGCGCCAGAATGAAGGAATTTATCGAAGAAGAAAAAGCAAAAGAAGAACTAAAGAACCTGAAAAAGCGCCTTTAACTGGGTGCTTTTTTAATTAAAAATTTTAAATAAAGTGAGGAAAGATTATGGCAAATACAAATGTCGAGATTCAAAATGTTTCATTTGATATTTCAGATCCCCAGATAACTAAAGTAAGGATTGAAATTAAACATGATGATCCAGGCATATTACTAAGAAATATATATGAAAAAACTTTTCCTGCAAGAACGCCTATTGTGGACTTGGTTAAGCTTATTTTTGGCGGGGAAGATGACTATTTATTATGGTAATGCGCAATAGGTTGTAAAAAGCCGTATAAGTCAGTATTCATGCGGCTTCGTGGTTGTTTTCTATAAAAGGAACAAATTGCGCGGTAGAGTTTTATAAAAATAGCTCTAATGAAGACTGGAGCCAAGACAAAAATGAAGGTTTCAAGAAAGGAATAGAATATTGTAAGATGCTTGTGAAAAGATAAAAGAGAAGGGCATCTCTCAGGATGCTCTTTCAACAGCGCTTCTCACATTGTTTTTTTCAGTCCCTATGGAAATAAAAATTTTTGGTTTACATTTTTTATTAAATATACTATAATGGTTTACAGTGGTGTATAGATGAAAGGAGAAATTTAATGAAATACGTAAACCCAGAAGAATTTATTGAAACAGAGTTTTCAGAGAAGGTACAAAGGAAGTTTTATAGAGCCATATCAAGTGCGTATGCAAACTCATTGAAAATTATAGAAAAGCATCCCGGATTGAATTGGATGATTGGAAAAGAGATCCTGCCACACATAAAAAGAGTTTTAATCGAATACGAATTACAAGAAATGTGTAAAAGTAATATATTACCATACGACTTTAGGACTGCGTCAAATAAATCTGATAATTGTCTTCATTTAGAAATTAGAGCAAGCAACAGCATTTTAACAGTATCTTATGTTTCAAGAGAAAAATCTATGCCCAGAGATGCTATTTTCAGAGAGGATTTAGGCATTTTTAACAACCAAACATCAATGTTCGATTCTGAAAAAGAGCTAAACGGGCCATATCATTTGCTGCTAACCCATGGAACAAGAGGAGAAAAACCAAAATTTGTATATATAGGCATGCCAAATACCGATGCAAGAAGTTGGATGGCAAATATACCAATACACAAAAAGACATTTGATGTTATCCATGAGCAGGATACAGTTACCGAAGTTGAGCATGATTATGATCTTGATGTTAGAGAAGAATATTTGGTTAAGCAAGGAGTGCTTAATAGTGAAGAGTAATGGCTTCTATAACGAGAATAAAAAATACATTCAGTCTATTGAAAATATTAAAAGCGTACCTGAAAGAATAAAACAGGCTCGACTATACAGAGGTTTTACTATAAGCGATTTTGCGGATGAGATTGATGTAAGTAGACAATCTGTCCATTCTTTTGAAAACGGAAGTAAATACCCAAGTAGTACTACAGTGGGGAAAATAATAAATCTGACTAACTTCCCATTGTCTTTTTTCACTAAGCATTTGCCCGCATCAAATGACATTGTAGTAAATTATAGAAGTTTTGTTACAACACGGGCGATGGTTAAAGAAATTGTAAATGTTTTTTCTGAGTTTGTAGAAGAATACTATTTGTATTTAAGAGAGTATATAGATTACCCAAAGCCCAATCTCCCCGAAATACCCAATATAATCCCAGGAAAAATTGATCATGAATTAATTGAAGATATTGCATGTAATCTTCGAACTTATTGGAATGCAGGTTTTGGACCTATAAGCAATGTTGTCCGTCTCATGGAAAAAAACGGCGTTATAATAACCAGACTTCCTTTCGGAGATTTAAAAGTTGATGCATGTTCTTATTGGAGCAACAATGAGAGGCCGATACTTTTATTAAGTTCTGATAAGAAATGTGCCGTAAGGAACAGATTTGACGCAGCGCACGAATTAGGTCATTTGTTATTGCATAAAAGCGTAAGACCCGAACTCAATTTTGACAAGAATTTCATGAAATCATTAGAGATTGAAGCTAACAGATTTGCAGGCGCATTTTTGCTACCTTACAAATCGTTTCCGAATGAATTCATGTCAACATCACTCCGACACTTAGTTTCTTTAAAAGAATGCTGGAAAGTATCCATTGGCGCAATAATTTACAGATGTCATGATTTGAGTATATTAACTGATGAAAATGTATTAAACATAAGAAAACGAATGGCAACCAAGAAAATGTTAACAAGAGAACCGCTGGATGACGTGTTAGAACCTGAAAACCCTGTTATTTTAAAAAAATCAATAGACTTACTTATTGAGCGTAAACTAAAATCTGTGCAAGGCATTATTAATGATTTGTGTATGTTTGTTGATGACATAGAAAATATAGCCTGCTTACCGTGTGGCACATTGGCCTATGATGAAAAGATCATTCCTCTTATTCGTTTAAAAAAGGATATCCCACAATAGAATTTCAGAAAGGATGAATAAAATGAAATGATATTATTCAGGAATTTATAAAAAGCTGTCTTGAGTTCGGAAAAGAACTGCTTGAGCTTCCATAGTGTGTAAAAATAAGCAGCAAGTATTATCAGACAATAGAGGAGGCAATAGTAGCTAGAGAAGAATTTAAAATACAGTTGATGCAAGGACATGAATTAGCATCGTAGTTCCGCAGTCCTACAGATATAATGCCATAGCCCTATTAATCAAAGAGACCATAACTAGTATAATATACTTAAGGTCTTTGCTATAAATCTACATATAGCAAAGGGAGCCTCCGACCACTAATCGGAAAACTCCCTCACACAGACCCCTCACAGGAAGGGTGATGTGCTTTGCATAACAATTATAACATTATGCCTCCTGTGAATCAATAGGAGGCGTTTTAATTGAAGAACGAAATTATCATCAAGGTGCTTGACAGAGCATCCAGTTTCCTTGACCACGAGCAGGTCAGAGAGCTACGCGGTATCATGGAGGAAGAGCTAAACAGCTACACCATGACAAGAGACTGCATGGCCTTGGCACTAACAAACAACCTTCCCGACATGGTAAAGCTATTCCTTGCCACAAAGAAGCTTGATGGCATGTCTCTCAAGACTATTAAAAATTACTACATGATTCTCCGGAAACTTGCTGAAGCTGTACCCAAAGACGTTGATAAAATAACCGTCATGGACTTACGGGTTTATCTGTCACAGCGTCAAAAGACCGGCATTAAAAACAGTACCCTGGCATCAATAATCTGGTGCCTGAAGTCCTTCTTTTCGTGGCTGCTCAATGAGAGTTATGTCCCAAAGAATCCCATGGCTACAGTCAAGGCAACCAAAACAGAAAAGAGAGTCCGCAAGCCGCTGACACAGGAAGAACTTGAAATGTTGCGTATTGCCTGCAAGACTACAAGAGAGAAAGCTTTGGTTGAATTCTTTTATTCGACCGGTGCACGTTTAGATGAAGTTTTCAAACTCAATAAGTCAGACATTGATTGGCAAAAAAATTCGCTTCTTGTATATGGAAAAGGCAGCAAGGAACGGAGGGTATATCTTACAGCAAAGGCAAGAGTTTACTTGTGGTTATATTTTGGTAGCCGCAAGGATAATAATGAAGCACTGTTTGTAACAGACACAAGGCCACATGGCAGACTTGAGAAACGGTCTATTGAAGAGGTATTCAAGAAACTTGGAAACAAAGCCGGTATTAAAAAGCATATCTACCCCCATTTATTAAGGCATACTTTTGCTTCTGCAATGCTGGACGGTGGTGCTGCAATAACTGACATTCAAGCCTTACTAGGGCATTACAGTTTAGCTACCACGCAAATCTATTGCGAAATCAATCAGGAAGATGTCCAGATGTCGCATAAAAAGCATCTGGCATAATCATATATCACATTAAACAAAAAGCTCGCTCCGGCGGGCCTTTTGTTTTGAAAAGGTAGGTGATAAATTTGTACAAAGTTAAATTAAAAACTCTTTGGGTAGGCCCCGAAATAAATTATAGACAGGGCGACACTTTAACTCTTGAAGATTCATTAGGAAAACAATTGATTGAGTCCGGAAGTGCCGATTTGATTGAAATAATTCAAGAGAAAGCAATTGAATCCGCTATAATTCAAGCTCCTGAAAATGCCATGATGCCTAAAGCGACTGTAAGAAAACCGGCTGGAAAGAGGTGACAATATGTTTCCGAACAGATGGGCGTTGAAAATAAAAACTGAACCTGCAGAGGAACCACTATCAGCAGATGATATAAAAAGACATCTCCGTGCTGATGCAGGTACTTTGTCTGAAGCAATAACCGAAACACCCACAATTAATGTAGCATCATCTACAGGCATATCTACAGGCGCAGGTATTGATATAATGGGTTATAGAATTGTTGCCAATGTAGTAGCCGGAGCAATAATGGCAGGTGGGACAGCAGATATTCATTTGGAGGAATCCGATGACAATATTACTTATGCAGACGTGGTGGGTTCAACTTTTACGCAACTTTCCACAGCAAATCAAAACAGTGTTGTTGAAAAAGAATACTCCGGAAGTAAACAGTATGTCCGTGCAAGTGGAACGGTAGCAGGTGCGGCATGTATATATGGCGTGAACATCCTGAAATTCTCTCCTTATAACCCGGAAGACGACGATATTGAATCATTTATCACAGTAGCACGCGATATTGTTGAGGGACATACCGGGAGAAGACTGATAACCCAAACTTGGAATTATTACCTTGATGAATGGCCATGCAAAGATCATATCAAAATCCCGTATGCCCCATTAGTTTCAGTGTCCTCTGTGAAGTATACGGATTGTGATGGAACAGAATATACCATGAGTACTGACAGTTATATTGTTGATACAAAATCCGAACCTGGACGAATCGTACTTCAATGTGATGGAAGCTGGCCATCAGTAACACCGTATCCGGTAAATCCTATCAACATTGAATATGTGGCTGGTTATGGAACCTCGACCAATGTACCGAAAACTATCAAGCAGGCCATGAAATTAATAGTTGGTGACCTTTATGAAAATAGGGAAAATTCCAGGGATACAAAATATGGAGAACTTAAAGAAATTCCGCTGGCTGCTAAAAGGTTGCTGGCAAATAAAAGGGTGTGGATGTGATGAGAGCAGGAGAACTTGATAAGAGAATTATAATTCAATACGCTGCGAAATCAAAAAATTCATTTAATGAGGATATTGAGACATGGACGACACTTGCGACGGTATGGGCGAATGTTGAATTTACAACAGGAAACGAAAGATTTTTGCAGCAGGAGAGAATTACAGAAACTACGGCAGTATTCAAAATCCGCATCAGGTCAGATGTTGACACTACGAGACAAATTAAGTACAAGAATCGTTATTTTAATATTCTTTCGGCTTTTCCATCGAAGGAAGACAGTCAGAAACTTGTAATCATGGCGAAAGAGGTGATTTGATGGTTATCGAATCGGCTTTATCAACTTATCTTTTAGCCCAGTCTGGATTAACGGCATTAATCTCAAACAGGATTCATGGCTTGAAACTTCCACAAAAGCCAGTATTGCCAGCGGTCGTATTGCAGAAAATTGACGCTCCCAGACTACACGGTTTCAGCGCTGACTATGGAGTTATGACACGTATCCAAATAACATCATGGGCTTTGACTTATTCGGGAGCTTCAGCAGTTCAAGAACAAATCAGGGCTGTGACTCAAAATTACATGAATCAAACCATGGGCGGGGCTGGTGGAGTTGATGTAAAAAATATCGAATTTGATGAGGGACCTGATAGTTATGAGGATGATACCGGACGATACGGCAAAATAATTGACCTTTTAATTTGGCATTTGGAGGCATAACATGAAACAAGTCAGCAGGGAACTTTACAGGAAACTGCAAAGGAAACGCAGAAACGTAAAAAGAACAAAGCATAGATTCTGGCAGGTAGACATTCATTAGGATGTCTTATTTTATGCGTGGGTGGTGAGAGAATGAGTTTTTATCATGGCAAAAGTTCAAGAGTTTATTTAAACGGCAATCCCATGTCATCTTATGCAGATAATGTCAATGTTAGTATATCAGCAGACACAGTCGAGACCACAACCTTTATTGATACAGCAAAAAAATATGTAATGGGGCTTAAAAATGCAACATTGACGGCGGAGGGATTTGGTGCAGGTTCAACAGGAGAGATTGACCAGTATCTGCAGGCAGCAATAAATTCAACTGGAAACATATGGACATGGTATCCCTCGGAGGTTGCCGGAAAGCTTGGTTATGGGATGGATGGATACAACACTCAATATGACATAAAAGCATCTATCTCGGGGGCTGTCAGGGTATCTGTAGCGTGTCAAAGCAATGTTGGCAAGGAACCTGTCATGTGTATACGCGCAATGGCGCAAGCTACTATATCAAGTCAAGGTGCGGCTATTGATGGAACGGCAAAGTCAACTTCAGGCGGTGCAGGGTATCTTCAGGTATCAGCAGAAAATATCGCAGATGCACAGGCGTATATTGAACATTCGTCAGACGGTTCCAGTTGGGAAACATTGGCAGCTTTTTCAACGGCTTCAATCGGGGCTTCGGCTCAAAGAGTAGCAATTAATGGGGAAATCAGGCGGTATGTCAGGTCTTCAGTAACAGCAACAACAAGCGTAACTTATGGCACTGCATTATGCAGATTTTAGAGGGGAGATGATTTTGTGAGTTTTTTCCATGGCAAAACAGCTAAGTTTTTTATTGACAATTCAGCAGGAGTATTGACGGACATTTCGACAGGTATGAATGATGTTTCATTGCCAACGGCAGCTGATACGGTTGAGGTAACAGGTTTCACAGATACCGCAAAGAATTATGTAACGGGTTTGAAAAGTGCAAACGGTTCAATTGGTGGAGGTTTTTCGACAACAGTCGATACAGTCCTATCTGGAATAGTTGGCAGCACGGACACCAAGTCATTTGAATACTATCCCTATTCGACAGCTTCGGGTTCGGTGGAGAAAAAGGGTGAGTGCTTTGTAACTGCATACGACATAAAAGGGTCAGTTAGTGGAGCAATCACATATTCAGCAAATATAATCGTATCTGGTGGCGTCACATCAACAACTGCAGCATAATAAAAAAATGGAGGGTTTAAAATGCTAGATAGAAATTCAATAATAAGCATTGATGACAGGAAAACGATATCAATTGATATTCCTGAATGGGGAGGGAATGTCCTTATTAGGAAATGGTCAGGAAAAGATAGAGCTGTATTTGTAGCTAAATCAATTAAAGCAGATAATAGCGGTGCGGAAATAAATTGGGATACACTTTATAACAATTTTGCACTGGCTGTTGCCTTATCCTTGTGTGACGAAAACGGAGATAGACTTTTTACATCAGAACAAGCAGATATTGATATACTTGCTTCAAAAGATGGAGCTGTTATTCAGAAAATTTATCAGGAAGCTCTTGTCTTAAATGGGCTTGCTAAAAAATCCATTGAAGATGCAGCAAAAAACTTCAATGCCATCCAGAGCGAAGAGTCTATTTCCGGCTCGCAAGAGAATTAGGGTATACCGTTGAAGAACTTTTGGAACGGATAAGTTCAGAGGAAATTACGGAATGGATGGCATGTTTTATACTTGAAGAAGAAGAACGCGAGTGGCAGCAAAACAAGGGGGGTATATAATATCCTCCTTTTGGGCGGTGATGTTATGATTGAACTTGATACAAAAGGGTTTCAGGAAATGATAGATACCCTTGACAATATGGGTAAAGATGGAGAAAACATATTTAAAAAATCATTAGATGAAGGTGCAAAGCCTGTCTTAAGTGCTATGAAACGCAAGGTTTATTCAATATTACATAGAAGGTCGGGAGAGTTACAACGCAATATTAAAATAGGTAAAGTGCGAAAACTGAAAGATGGAGTATATTCTCAAGTAATTGGTATATTAAAAGGCGATATATCATCCGTTTTTTATGGAAAATTTAGTGAATACGGTTCCTCACATGAACCTGCTAGACCTTGGCAAAGACCTGCATTTGATGAATCGAAAGATGAGGCTTATCAAAAAATTGAACAAGAATTAGCCGATGGCATAGATAATGCTTTTAAGAAATGAGGTGGTTTAATTGTCAGATAAAACTATGTTGACAAAACTAATATTAGATGCATCATCTTACAAACAAGGCATAGATATGGCAAAGCAAGCCACGGCAACAATAAATAAAGAACTTGATTTGTGGAAAATTCAGAACAATGCCACTAATGGCAGTCTTAAAACCTTATCTCAGCAAGCTAAGGCAAACGCCGAAACGCAGAAAATTTTATCCGCAGAAATTGACCTGACAAAGCAAAAATTAAAAGAAGTAACCGAAGCGCAAGGCGAAACATCGAAAGCTGCTATGACTTATCAAAACAAACTCCTTGACCTCGAAATCCAGCAGGCAAAGTTGAATAATGAAATTGGTGGAGGACTTACTCCATTACAAAATTTTAAAAATTCTATGGTCGAAACTGGTGAACAATTACAAAAAATCGGTGACAAAATGCAATCGGTTGGAAAATCCATGAGTACTTATGTTACTGCGCCCATTGTTGCAGCTGGCGTAGGCATACTTAAGCTCGCAGATAGCGCAGCCGAATACGCAGATGAAATAGGGGTTATGTCTGAAAAAACAGGTATGAGCGTTGAATCATTACAGGAAATGAAATATATTACCAGCCAACTAGACATGGAATTTTCAACGATTCAAGGCACAATGTCTGCATTTGTTAATAAACTAAAAGGTGCAGATAGTGAAACGAGTGGATTTGCCGAAACGTTAAAAAAGCTTCATGTAAGCATAAAAGAAGGTGCTCAGTCGAAGGATTTGTCAGAGATGTATACTGAAATCATTGATAAATTGTCTAAAGTGACAAATGAATCTGAAAGAAATATAATGACCTCTGCATTGTTCGGTAGGTCATGGATGGAATTAGTTCCAATGCTTAACGCTGGCAGTGATGAAATTGAACAGTTAAGGAAAAGAGCAAATGAATTAAATCTTGTAATAAGCAAAGATGGGATTACATCAGCCCGTGAGTATGGAGATACAATGGATGAAGTTAAAATGCAATTCCAGCAATTAGGAAATGAACTTGGAATTGCATTTATACCAGTTTTGAAGGATAGTTTGATACCTGCGCTCCAGTCATTGGTTGGCGCTTTAAAACCGATACTGGAAATAATAAGTAATATAAACCCGAAAACAATTATATTTATCGCAACCTTTGCTGGCATAATAGCTATTGTTGGTCCGCTAATTTTTATGGTAGGAAGTTTAACTACTGCGGTGGGCGGTATTGCTACAGCATTTGGAGTAATGAATTTAACTGGCATGCAAACAGCTTTAATTGTTGGTGGTATTGTACTTGCACTTACAGCACTTGCTGCAATAATAGCAATCATAATCGGACGTGGCGCCGAAATGAGAAATACAGCTGCAAGTATAGCCAATAGCGTTAGAGGTACTAGTGGTTCTGGCGGTTCCTATGTACCCTCATATGATGTTGGTACCCCATATGTACCACAAGATACTCTTGCTATGGTACATAAAGGTGAACGCATCATCCCAGCATCGCAAAACAGGTCAGGTTCAAGTGGCGGGGTTACAATAGTCTTTTCGGGTCCTGTTTATGGTGTACTTGACTTTGAACAAAGAGTTAAACAAATAGTAAGGGATGCAGGGTCAGATGGTGCATTCAGAGGTGTATTCCAAAATGCCTAGAAAAGTTGGTAACAAACTCCTGCATAGATTGGATGTGATTTAATATGGCAGATAGATTTTGGGTGGGAAACGGTGGCAATTGGATGGACAATACAAATCATTGGTCTGCATCCAGTGGAGGTGCTCCCAATGCA